GAATCTGCCGCGCCCGATACATCTTTCCTACCAGAGGGCGTGCTGAAGGATGGCGCGGTCGATTTCACCGCCCTGAAAACGCACATGGACGGGCTGGCCCCAAAAGGCGTTGCGCCAGAGGCGTATGATTTCACCCTGCCCAAAGACTTCAAGGTTGAAGGCTTGCCAGAAGGCACCGCTCTTGATCTTGACCTCGCCAACCCGAAATATGCGCCGATGTTGGCAGAGGTGTCGGACGCCTTGAAGGGCATCGCTGCGCCGCCCGAAGTTGCGCAGAAATTGGCGGGCGCGCTGGCCAAATATGAGGCCAGCATTTTCTCCGAAAAAATGGCCGCCATTGCGGAGGAAACCAAAGCCCTTGGCCCCAATGCGACAGAGCGTATCAGCACGCTAAATCGCCTGATCGAATCCAAACTGCCCGAAGCGCAAGCGAAAGCCTTGAAAGGCATGACGCAAAACGCCGCCGCCGTTCAAGCACTGGAAACTCTGTTTTCTGGCGCTTCGTTCACCCCGCCCAACCCCACCCCCAAAACCGCAGCGTTGGAAGGCTTGACGCCTATTCAGCGGCTTCGGGCAGCCAATGCCGCAACTTGATTGAAGGAACCCCAAGATGACACTCACCCTGCTTGAATACGCAAAAACGGTGCCTGACCAAAAACAGCGCGCCGTTATCGAATTGTTCCCTGATGCCGTGGACTTCATGGGCGCAATCCCCACCATGAACGCACCAGGTGGCGCTTTCCGTTACCAAGAAGAAGGCGCTTTGCCTGACAACATCGCGTTCCGTGCGATCAACGAAACTCCAACCACTGGCTACGGCAACCTGAACGACAAGGTTGAGCAGACCTTTCCGCTGGCTGGCAACCTTGACGTTGACCGCGTGCTGCTGAACCGCCTTGGCATGGAACACCGTTCGATCCAAGAAAATCTGCGCATCAAGGCGCTGTCCAAAAAGTGGGCCGATACCTTCATGACGGGCGACAATGCCACCAATCCACGCGAATGGACCGGCATGAAAACCCGCCTGAAATCCGTGGGCGGCAGCGTCGATGGGTCGAACTATCGCAGCCGCATCTTTGCAAACTCGGCATCGTCTGGAGGCGGCGCGCTGTCGCTGGCCCAGCTTGACCGCGCGATTGGTTTGGTCGAGCGTCCAAACGCTCTGATTATGCCAAAGGCGCTGAAAGACCGTTTTGCCGCCGCGCAACGTGACACGCAGATCGGCGGCTTCATCAGCCTCGACAAAGACGAAATGGGCAAGCCGATCACCCGCTACAACGATCTGCCCATTTACACGGGCTATGGCGTAACCGCCTTGGGCGAGTTTATGCCGTTCAACGAAGTGGGCGCAGGCGGCGGCGCAGCTGTTACGTCCTCAATCTACATCATGAGCTTCTCCAACGATGGCGTCTGCATCATTGAAACCAAGCCCATGGAAGTCACTGACATTGGCCTGATGCAGGACGGGGTGTTCTACCGCACCAACGTTGAATGGGATCACGGCCTTGCCAACCTTGGCGGATTCAGCGCATTGCGCATGACTTCCGTCACCAACGCGCCCATTGTGAAATAAGGGGGAAACCATGTCCACACGCACTTTCGCACTCGACGCCTCGACTGGCGCAATCAAGCGGGCCAATGGCCTCGCTGCCTTGACCTCGACCGCATATGTCGGCACGCAATACGATCAGCGCGCCGCCTCGGTCACGGACGGCATGATGGTGATCAACCTTGAAACCTGCAAAGTTTCGGCCGGCAACGAGGTTTACACATTCCGCGTGGTCGGCAGCAACGCTGCGGATCGCTCGGATGGCCAAGTCTTGGCTATGATGCTGGCGGGCCATGCTGGCACGCAGACAATCGAAACCCGCAACACCATTGCCACCGACCGCTTGGAAATCCCGTTCCGCACGGACAAGAACGATACCAGCTTCCGCTATATCGACTTGCACCTGACCGTTGCGGGCACATCGCCATCGGTGGCCTTTGGCGCCTATATGACAAAGGAAATCGTCTGATGGTCAAAATCGTTCCAAACCCAAAATTCAAGCCAGAAGGCAAGGAAGAAGCCGCAGCTTTTGAGGCCGTAAAAAAGGCTGGGGCAATCGACGTGCCGCACGTTACCGCCGTTGAAAACATGCGTCTGTCGCGCGGCGCAAGCGGTGAAAGCATGTATGTGCTGGAATCGCAGGCCAAAGAACCCGAACCTGCCGAGCCAGAAAAGACCGACGACGACAAAAAGACCGAGCCTGAAAAATAGGCTTAGGCCAAAAACCAGAGGGGCAGAAAGGGCGGGGGAAACCTCGCCCTTTTTCAGTGCATTGGCCCGAAGTGTCGTCTTGGGCAGTCTGCCGCCATGGCAACACAATTCAGCATGATCCAAATTATGAACGCGGCTCTTATTTCGCAGGGCTTTGAGGAAATCGTTTCGACCAATGACGGGTCAAACGAATGCAGGCTTTTGTCTCGCAACTGGCCCACGATCGTTGAGGCCGAACTGGAAGCGGGCCTGTATTCTTTCGCCCGCAAGCAGGAAACCTTGGTGTCGCGCATTGCAGGGCAGTTTGGCTTTGAGGATGGATACCGCGTGCCCAATGGGGCGCTGCATGTCCGGCGGGTCTGGGATTTGGAAAACCCCGAAGAACTGGTTGATTGGGTTCAGGACGGAACAGCGGTCTATGTCAATTCGCCAGACGGGATCACCATTGAATATGCGGAAGCGGCTGATCCATCCTTGTGGAGCGCAACCTTCACGCTGGGCATTCAGCAAAAGCTAGAGGCGGTTTTGCTGCGGTTCAAGGAAGAGCCAAATCAGGCTGGCATGATGGAGCAAATGGCCGAGGCGACACTTCAAAAGGCGCGCACGATTTCAAGCAAGTCCAGATCGGCAAAAGAGCCGTTCCGCCCCAGCCGTTTTGCCCGCGCGAGGTTTGGCCGTGGCTAAACACGCACTCACGCAGCGCAGCTTTGTCTTGGGCGAAGTCCGAGAGGGCTTCCTTGAGGCGGATGATTTGGAACTGCGCGCCAAGTCGGTTCGCCGCGCGCGCAACGTCCGCATCAGCGACACCAGAACATTGATCGCCCGCGATGGCACGTTCTTTGTGCGAGAGGACGCAGGCGCCAGATCAATGACAGAAATTCGGCCAGACACGACAGCAGCCTATCTTGTGGTGATAGGGGATGGCTTTTTGCGCGTCCTTGATCAAAGCGGCGCTGTGGTGTTTGAAAACCTGTCCGCACCTTGGGCCGATGGTTCATCGGTTTGGGTTGAGCCGTTTCGCGCCGATACCATCATTGGCTGGCCGGGCGGGCTGCATGTATTGCGCCTAGCAGAAACAGCTTGGTCGTTCACCGATTTTGCCTTTGATACCGCGCCGAATGGCGAAATTGCGCAGCCATATTGGGTGTTCCATAAGGGGGTAACGATACAGCCGTCCAACTATTCAGGCGATATTACCGTCGTGGCGTCCAGGGGTGTTTTCACCGCGCAATATGTCGGTAAGCGCATCCGATACGTTGGGAAAGAAATCCTGATAACGGCCTTTTCAAGCCCAACCGTTGTGTCTGGCACTATAATTTCAAGCCTGCCAACCAGCTATGTGATCGGCCTGCAAGACGCGGCAGGGTTTTCACCAGGCGATAGCGTGATTTGTGCCGACAGCAATTTCAACGGCATCATTTCATCGCTTTGGGCGTCTGGGATTGTGGTTGTCGGCACATCGAATGACAGTCAAATTTTCGTAGGCGAGCGCATTGCCAGCCCCAACAAGTCAACAACTGTGACCTCCGCATATGGGTCAGAGCCACAGCCTTCATACGTTTGGGATGAGCCTTTGATCTCGCCAATTCGAGGCTATCCACGGTCGGGGTCAAGCGCCGCTGGCAGGCTGTTTCTGTGCGATTTCCCGCAAGTGCCCGATCTGATTGCTGCATCGTCGGCGCGCGGCATCACTGATTTTGAATCTGGCGTTGAAGATGATGATGCGATACTTCGCCAAGTGGGGGATAACACCCCGCGCTTCCGCCATGTGGTCAATGCGGGCGACCTGATTTTGCTATCGGACCGCGGCCTGTATTATGTCAGCCTGCGCGATGGGAATATCATTTCCCCGACCAGCTTCAACGCCGTGCTGTTTGACCGGAGGTCCGCAAATGAAGTGCGTCCCGTCACCATCGGCAGCGGCGTGGTCTTTGTCGAAGCCGCGGGCAATTCGATTGCGGCCTGTGTTGAAATCGGCAACGTCTATTTGAAGTGGTCTGTCCAAGGCATTTCCACCTACGCCGACCATCTTATCAGGCAGCCAAGATTTCTGTGCGGCACATCTGAATTTTCCACCGACAATGAAAAGTATCTGATGGTGGTTAATGACGATGGAACCATTGCCGCCATATCTTGGACCGAAGCGTTTTCGCTGGAAAACATCGGGTTTACACTATGGGAAACGCAGGGGGCATACTTGTGCGCGGCCCCAGCGTTTGGCGGGTATTGGGCCATCACAGAACGGTTGGTCGATGGAACCTTGCGCAGGCTAACCGAGCGATTTGTGCGCGGCGCTGTCTTGGATTGTTCGCAGCCGGTCACAGTGGCGCATCTGCTGGAAGCAAATGGCGACACACTGCAAGTCAATGGCGACACGCTTTTGGTTGACACTCCATCACTCCAGGCTTTTGCTGGGCAGTCTTTGCGCGTCACGCACGCCGGCTTTGATTATGGTGATGCAACGGTTGGTTCTGGCGGGGCGCTGGTCGGTGTTGAGGCGGATGGAGATGCGGTCGCAGGGTTCAACTTTACCGCCTCGGTCATGCCATGGCCCGCAGAGCATATCGACACGCCGCGCGCTGGGATGCTGCAGGCACGCCTGATTAGGGGCGCGGTGTCAGTCCTAAACACCAACGAGATCACGATCCGCGCCAACAATTCGACACGCAAGGCGCTGGGATATGCCTTTGGCGACGATCTTTCAGAGCCCCCCCCAGCCAGAACGCAGGTCTATAAATTCAGCGTGATCGGTCGGCGGGACCACCCAGAAATCGAAATCAGAAAAGACGTGCCGGGGCGGTTTGAATTGCTGGCGATCACGCAAGAGGTGCAGGCGTAATGGGAACGACACTTTTTACCGTAGCGGCACTTGCGGCGCAGGCTGGTTCCAGCATTGCAGAGGGTCAGGCGCAAAAAGCGCAAGCCGAAGATCAGGCCCGCCAAGCGGACATCAACGCCTATATCGGCAAATCGCGCGCCATCCAAACTGATGTGGACGCGCGGCGCGGGCTGGAATCGGAACTATCCACTATGCGCGCGACCTTCGCATCAAACAACCAGCGGCCAAATTCGGCGACTGCATCAATGATGGGCGAACTGCGCACCGCCAGAAACGACGAACGGCGCATCAACGTGGCCAACGCAAACCAAGTCGCGGGCGATTACATGACCAGCGCAGACAATTCCCGCAAGGCTGGGCGGCGCGCGGCGACCATCGGCTATGTGCGCGCCGCGCCCAACATGTTCTCGCTGATCGACCTGAAAAAGAAAGAATAGCCATGGTGCAAATCAAAAAGATCGTCAAAGCGCAGCCGCTTTCAGGTTTCAGCCAAGCCGTCCCATCATCGGGCGGCTCTTTTGACATTTTGGCCGAGGCGATGAAAACGGGCTACGACATGCTGTTGCCCGCCGCCAAAGACGAAATGGAAAAGCGGGGAGAGGCTCTTGGCCGCGAAATGGCCCGCCAGCAGATCGGCAATCCGTCGCGCGTCTCTATGTCTGGCATGAACAATTCGTCCTATAACGACTCTCTTTCAAACACCGAAAGCGGCGGAAATTATTGGGCGGTCAATTCAGAAGGTTACGGCGGAAAATACCAGTGGGGCGAGGCGCGCCTTGCGGATTACAACCGCGCGACTGGCCAAAGCATCACCATGGCCCAATTCCTAGACGGCACCGCCAATGGCATGAAAATTCAAGAGGACGCGCAAGCCTGGCACAATGCGGATATTGACAAAAGCCTTGGTGATTTAGTTGGTCAAACGGTCAACGGAATGGTGATGACACCCAACGCCTTGCGCGCGGCGGCGCATCTGGGCGGTATCGGCGGGGCACGCAAATTCGTGGAAAGCGGCGGGGCATACGATCCTGCCGACAGCAACGGCACAACGCTGTCAAAATATGCCCGAATCCATGGCGGTGTTGGTGAGGGAGGCAGGGATTACGAACCGCCCACGGTCATCATGGACGCAGACGGCAAGCTGTCATCGCGCATGTATTCGCCCCTCTCGCATCCCGTCATGCAGATTGGCAACGCAGCGGCAGGTGTGGCCTATCAGTCCGAGATCATGCTGAAGGCCGCAGCGGACGTGATGGATATGTCCAACCAATTTGCGCTGGACCCCCAAGGATTTCAGGGCGCCGCCAATGCCTATATCGAGGACATGGTGGCCAATGCCGACGATATGTTCAAAGGCGATATCCGCGCATCCCTAACCGAAACGGTTCAAAAGCGGTTCCTTGGATTGATGGACGAAAAGCAGCGCGACACTCGCCAGCGCGCGGCCAACTCGAATATGGCGCTGATCGATCGGTATCGGGATGAATTTTCCCAAGCCATCACCACGGGCAACCAAGATGAAATCGACCGTAGCCGCGCCCGCCTAGACAGCGTATTGAAGGTGCGCGAAACCTTGCCCGGGTTGGCTTGGACCGCAGAGCAATCTGCAAACGAATTTATCCGCGCCGAAGATTCTGGTCAAAAGTCGATCAGGGCCGCATCGGACGCGCAGGCCAAGGAAACCAAATCGCAGCTTTCCCTTATCGCAGATGCCAAAGGTTCGGCCACGCAGTTTGATGCCATCCTGCAAGACCCCACCGTGCAGGCGCGGTTTCCCGATGAATGGCGCGAGGCAGCGGCGACAAAGGCTTTCTACACGCAACTGCCATCGTTTCGGCAGGCAACCCCAGCGCAGCAGCGCGCGGCGGCAGATGATCTTGCCAATGATCCTGTATCGCAATCCTTTGAACTTGATCTGGCGCGCGTTGCAGACAAGGAAGCCACAGACAGTGCCAAGGCGTGGGACGACAGCCCGATTGACCAAGCCTATGCGGTGATGGCGCAAAAGCCCCCCGCCCTGCCAACCCCAGAGCAAGCCTTGGCTGATCCGTCCAGCATCGGTTCGGCACTGGCGGCGCGCGTGGAATATGGGGTTGGGCTGCAACAGGCCGAATATACCGACACCGCGCGATTCCTGACCAAGGCGGAGCGTGAAACCTATGGTCCGCTGTTTGGCAATGACACCCCGCCAGAGATCAAAGCGGTGCTGGCCAGCCAGATCGTGGCTGCCGCGGGCCCCCACGCAAAGCAGGTGTTCCAAGAGTTGGCCGCCAAAGACCCCGTGACGTTCCTTGCTGGTTCGCTTATGGCGCGCGGCGGCGATCAGGAAGTGGCACTAAAAGCGTTTCGCGGGCAGGCCAAGATGAACGCTGGCCTTGTTTCATCGCCAGACAAAGACGCCAAACAGGCCGCGATCACAGCCGATATAAAAACCGCCTTAGCCATGCTACCAAACAGCGAAAAGCTGATGGGCGACACGATGGAAATGGCCGTGGCCCTGTATGCGGCAGACGCGGGCCAGAACGGGGCCAATGCAGGCGATACCGCCACGGCCCTGACCAAGGCGCTCAACGAAGCCCTAGGCCAATCGAAAGACAGCAAGGGCCGCGTTACAGGCGGCGTGCAGACAGTCGGCGGCGTGCCAACGATCTTTCCCCCAGGTGTGTCTGGCGAGGTCGTGCAGCGCGCCATTCAAAGCGGCCTTCAAGGCGGCGCTGGATTTTGGCAGTCACTTGCGCGCGGCGGTGCGCCAAACATCGCTGGCGATAGCCCCAGCGTTTTGGCCGGCGCCAACGAAACGGGCAACAGCAGGGCGACATATCGGCGCGGCGAGGTGCCTATGCTGGGCGGTGAGCCTTTGGCGGCAAAGCACGCTGATAAGGTTTTCCTGCGCCCGATCTCTGCAAATCAGTATGCCCTTGGCCTGCGCTATGCCAGCGGCGAAGTCACTGATCTGCGCAATGCCGATGGTTCGGTATATACGGTTGACCTCAAGAAAATGATGGGTGGGCAATGACCTATTGGCTTGAGGATACCGAGATCGCAAACCTGCCAGCGATGGGCCTTGACGTTCAGCCGCAGGGGTTCTTTTCGTCTGCAACCGCGGCCACCTCGCAGACCATGCGCGATTGGAACGCAAATTCCCAGCGCGACACAGAGCTTTGGCAGGAACGCGAAACCCTGCTTCAAGAGATTGACAAGCGACTGCCAAATGCGCCGTATTCAGCGGCCATGTCGCGCCGAGCCAGCGCAAGGTATGACGATTCAGGCGTTAAAAACAAGATACTAGAGCAAGCCCGTGCCGCCGCTGCCGCTGATCCGGAAGCGTGGAAAGACCTTGATCTGTCCGACGAAGGGATAGATCGGCGCGTAAGAGAGCGCAGGGCTGGAGAGCGCACGCAGGAAAGCAATGTTCTGGCGGCGGCGGAAAATCCCGTCTTAGCGCAGTTTGCAGGGGGCATGGCCGCATCCGTGATGGACATTCGCCAGCTTCCCTTATTCTTGATGGGCGCGGGCGCGGGCAGTTCGATATTTCGCATCATGGCCGCCGAGGCATTGGCTGGCGCCACTGGTGCAGCGATTACCCTGCCGTCCGAATTTGACACCGCCGAGGAATTTGGGCTGGACGATCCGAACATAGCGGAGTCGCTGACCATTGGTGCTGTGGGCGGCGCGGTGATTGGCGGGGGGATCGCCGGCCTTCTCAAGGGCGGTTCTGCACTGGCGCGCGGGATTGATTATTACCGCGGTGAAAACTTCCGCCCCAAGATCGACGGCATGGATAACGCGAACATTGCGGAGGCCATGTCCCTTGCTGAAACAGCTATTGCGCGTGGCCAAGACCCGATCAAAGCAGTTGCGGATTACAGGGCCGAAATTGGGCCTGTCACGCAGCCGGTCTTGCCAGACAGTATTCGGGGCCCAAAGCGCACAGCGATAGAGGCGCAAACCGCCAGCGATTTGATGCCAGCCATGGGAGAGGATCCAGCCCCCTCTATGCTTGCTGGCGAGGCCATCCCAGCCGATCGCATGACACCGCCAGAGATCACCGATGCGCAAAGCGAGGTTGCCAGCCTGACAGGCTTGCTGGACGAGGCAAAGGCCGCAGCGCCCCGTAAAGCGCCCCTTATGGATATGCTGAAATCGTCTGGGCGCGTGACAACCGCCCAAGCCAAAAAGAACGCCCGCTTGAATGCCGATGATCGCGCCAAGGGCAACCACGCAAATCGCCCAGAATCCCCAGCGCAGGGCAAATTGAATGTCGATCCGTCCGGCCCGTTTGGGCAAGAATTGATTGCGCGCGGCATCACGCCCAAGACCGCTCCCGGCTTGTTCCGCAAGGGCGGCATCAAAAACCTTGACACACAGGTCGCCTCTGAAATGGAGGATTCATTCCCTGGCATCATGGAGGCCACGGGCACGCGGGCGGATGATAGCTATATCAGCGAGGGTGCGCTGATTGACCTGATTGAACGCGAATACCGCGGTGATCTCACTTGGATGCGGGCTGGCCGTGATCTGGCCGACGCAACAGGCCGCCTTACCGAAGCCGAGGGCCGCCTGCAAAAGCTATCCGCCGAATGGGAGGCGAAACTGGCCGCTGGCGATGTTCACCCGTCCATTGCCGAATATATGTCAGACCATCGCGCGTCGCGTGGGTTCTTTGTCGATCCGGCGCAATATGCGCAATTCCCTGATCCCGATGCAAAGCTGGCCGCAGACCTTAAAGCCTATTTGGATGAGGTGTGGGCGGGAATCCAGTTTACAGACCCCGAACTTGATGAGATTGTCGGCGCACTCGCTCACCGTGGCGGCGAGGCGGAATTGCTGATAGAAGCTATAGCCAGCCGCAACATGGATGCTTTGGAGGTTCGCAGTGCGACAGACACCATTGGAGAGAGCGCAGGCCCTGATCGTCCGTGGGCAAGCGATTTTGGCGAACCCGAATTTGAGGCCAGAGGACAGGCCGGAAGCGGAGCGGAATTTGCGGATGGCACAGCGCCTAGCCGAACTTCGCTCACCGATGCCCAGCGAACCGAAATAGCGGCGCGGCAACAGCAATCACGCATTCGGCGGCTGGATGGCAACACGGGTGACGCCGGCCCCCTGTTTAACGATCAGGTTGATATGTTTGGCGCAGGCCGATCTGACCTGTTTTCCGACCCAGACACGCCACAGGCGCAGCAGGCCCTTCGCGGGGCTATGGCAGATATGCGGGCCGATCCTGATCTTCCCGCAGATGCCCGCGCTATCCTTGACGATCTGGACGCGGACGACGAATTTGAAGCCATTCTCGACGCTTGCAAAGGGGGCACCGCATGAGCCTATTTGACTGCATCCAGCGCGCCATAGATGATCCTGAAATCAAGGCCGACAAGGCGCGCGGTCAGCGTGCGCAAGAGGAATGGAAGCGCGTATCGGATCGGTATGAAGCCCACGGGCACCCCCGCCATGCGGCCGAAGCATTGGCGGGAGAGGACGTGAAGGCAGCCTTTAAGAAAGAGGCGGGCGAAAAGCGCCATATCAATCTGGCCATCGCCAACCAAATCCGCAAATCGCAGGCTATCGTGGCCAATGCCGAAAAGCCGAACATGTCTTTGCGCGTTGAGCAAATCGATTACAAGACGCGGAATTTGCAGCACTATTTCAATAACCGGCTGTCCGCCTATTTTGACCAGTATCAGCGCAAATGGACGGGAAAGGTCACAAACGGCGATACCGAGGCTGATCTGGCGCAGGAGTTGAACGGCATTTCCACGGGCAACGAACAGGCCAGAATCATCGGTATGGCGGTCAAGGACGTGGTTGAAGAAATGCGCGTCATGCACAACCAAGCTGGCGGCCTGATTCCAAAGCTGGAAAACTACGATCTGCCCCACGAACACAACGCGCTAATGATGCGGCGCGCGAAGTTTCCCAAATGGTTTTCCGCCATTGAAAAGCGCCTGAATTGGGATGCGATCCTTGATCCTTTGACGGGTAAGCCTTTTCAGGTCGGGCCAGATGGCAAAATCCCCATGTCGTCAAAGGAATCGTTCCTGAAATCGGTTTACGACAACATTATTTATGGGAAAGAGGCCGAAACCCCTGTCTATGGTGCGCCCGAGGGAATTGCCACCTATCGCAGGCATTCGCAAAGCCGCCACCTGCATTTCAAGACGGGCAAGGATTGGCTGGAATACAATGCGGAATTTGGGTCTGGCAGCATCTTTTCAACGCTGGTCGGTCATATGCAATCTATGGCCCGCGACATTGTTCTGATGCAGGAATTTGGCCCAAATCCAAAGCTGGGGGCGAAGTATGAAGCTGATCTTTGGCAGGCCCGGGCGAAGAAGGAGGGCCGCGAGGATTGGATTTCTGGCATCGCTGGCGATAGCGCAGTTGCTATGCGGGCGCTGAACGTCCTAAGCGGCGCACCAATGGCCGCCACAGACGGGGAGCGGCAGTTTGCAACGGTCATGTCAAACCTGCGCGGCGCGGTAACTGCCGCCCGACTGGACCGCGCAATCTTCGCGTCATTCTCCGATTTGAACACCGCGCGTATGGCCGCAAAATCCATGGGCATGAACTCGAACGGCATCTTGGCCCGCCAAGTCGGATTGGTCAACGATCTGACCGATTCCGAAAAGCTGCGCATAAGCTGGGTTGCGGATCGACTGACTGACCCCACGGCGCAATCTGCTCGCTTTGAAAACGAAGTCGCCATGTCGGGCATCATGGAAAATACCGTCCATATGGCAATGCGAATTCAGGGCCTTTCGTGGTGGACAGACAGGGGGCGGTTCTCGGCAACGGCGGAGTTTTCGGGCTTCCTTGCGGAGAACGCAGACAAGCCGTTGGCGGAGGTGAATGAATCGTTGCTTCGGAACCTGCAGCGGTGGGGTGTTACAGATCGCGAATGGGATGATTTCCGCAGGCCAGAGCATTTCATGGTGGCTGAAAGCGGGGCCACGTTCCTTTCCCCGATTGATTTTTTCAAGAACACCAAACTGGACCGCCAGCGCGCCAAGGATATTTTCTTCAAAATTGGTGGCCTGCAAGAGGACTTTATCGAATGGGCGATCCCAACGCGCAACGTTCTGGCGCAGGCGAGGATTGACCCAACGGCCCATAACGCGACACCCGGAACAATCCCATTTGAGGTTGGGAAATCCATGGGCATGTTCAAATCATTTCCGCTGACATTCTCGATCCGGCAGTATCGGGCAATTCAAGAGCAAGGCGGGATACGATCGGCGGGCGGCGCGGCATATTTCGCAGAACTGATTACAGGCGCCACGATCCTTGGTGCGCTGTCGATTCAGGTTGCCGAAGTCGCGTATGGCAAAGACCCGCAGGATATGACCGATCCTTTGTTCTGGGGCCGCGCGGCAGCCAAGGGCGGCGGCTTTGGCGTTTTGGGCGATATCGTCACCACTGGCCAAGCATCGTGGGGCGGCGGCTTTTCGTCGTATATTGCTGGGCCAATGCCTCAACTTGCCACTGATATCTGGGATTTAGGCCCAAATAACCTGCTCACTGCTGCTTACCAAATAATGACGGGCAGCGAGATCGACACGAATTTTGCGCAGGAACTGGCCAAGTTTGGCAAGGCAAACCTTCCCATGGGCCAAACGCCTTTGGTCGGCCCCGTGCTGGACCGGATGATCTGGGATCAAATGGCAATCTACCTTGACCCAGAGGCGCATGACGCACTGATTTCTGCGGCGCAAAGACGGGCCAATCTGAACGGCAGCGGCGACTATTGGTTGCCCGGCGACCTAGCACCGTCGCGCGCGCCTGACTTGATGAACGCTTTCGGGCAATAGGTGCATTGAGGCGAGTGATTGTTGCGGGCATTTTGCGCCCATGGCAACACTCGCACCCACACCCCGCACCACCGTTTCAACGCTGACATCGACAACCGCAGGACCGTTTCCTGTGGTTTTTTCGCTCTTTTTCAGCGATGCAATCAACGTCTATGTCAACAATGTCCTTGCGACAGGCTGGACAGTCACCGCCACTTTCACAGGCGGCGTGTCCACAGACGCAGCCGTGACTCTGGCATCACCAGCGGCCAGCGGCGACGTTGTGCGAATTGACGGGGCGCAAGTAGCGAAGCGGGCAGCGGACTATCTGAACGGTGATCCGAATCTTACCGGAAAGCTGAACATCGAGATGGCGCAGCTTTGGGCATCTGTCAAAGAGCTGGAATTGGCCACTGGCCGATCAGTAAAGATATTTTCAACAAGCGCGCCTTTTGCGCCAGAAACAGGCACTGCAATCGTTTGGGATGGCGCAAAATTCATATCTGGCCCCACCGCAGATGAAATAGCCAATGCGCAGGCGGCGTCGGAAACGGCACAGGCTTCGGCGCAGACGGCACAGGCATGGGCGCAAAGCCTGACCGCGCCCGATCCCGCTGATCCAAGCAGCCGGAGCGCAAAACATTGGGCAGGCGAAGCGGCCAGCAATGCGGTTGTCGTTGGGGGGCCTAACCCTGACGGCAAACGAGCAATACTCGGTGCAGCCGTTCTTCGGAACGAAGGCCGGCTACTGCTGACCGTAGGCACTGTGACGGGCACCAACCCTACAACTGGCACCGTTGTGACTGGCGCAACCTCGGGTGCTACAGGGACAGTGTTCAGTTTTGCAACGGGTCTGATTACGCTGAACGCGCAACTCAAGGTGTATTGGCAAAACGGCGAAACGGTATCTTGGGCCGGAGGATCGGCTACGCTGATCTCACAGGAACTCTGGGGAAACATCGAGGACCCCAACCATACTTCATTCGGTTTCGGTCCTGTGGACGGTATATCAAACGGATTTCTGATCTTGCCACGCACAGAACCGTTGTGGAAAAACGGCGTTAGTCTCGCGCAATTTGACGACACCTTTGGCGGCAGGTTCGGGATGATTTGCGGTGTGTCGTCAAACCTAAATGACGCGCGGATTGTCGCAGGCATGCCCGCAAGTTTGAAGTTCAGCGCGACCTCGACGCCAGCCCTGATATCCGGCCAACATAATTCGTTCTTCACACACGACACATCTATTCACTGGACATTGGCGACATACACCTTGTCGGGGGTGACGGGCTCATTCACCGTCGGCGAAACTGTAACCGTGGGCGGATTATCCGCTATTGTCAGCTACTTCAAAGGCACGCGACTTGATATTCGGGGGCTTAATTCGGCGGGCTATGGCACTCTCGGTGCCAGCGGCGCAGTCACAGGCGCGACATCTGGCGCAGCGGCCACGATCACCAGCGAAACTATCCTGAAATGCTGGACCATGTTTCACATGCCCTGCTATGTGAACAGCACCCCCACGGTAAACTATTCGTTTGGTTCTGGCGCTGCGTTCAACCCGCAAACACTGATCGATGTTTGCCCTGAGCGCGTGAGCGGCACCGAAACGAGATTTTATCCGCTTGGCCCGTTGTCAACTCGCATCAACTGGACAGGCTCGGCGTGGGCGACGACGGGGGGCACTGACCGAGATAATAACGGCGGCAATGCGTGGAACATGGTATGGAACGGCGACCATCTGCTGGTGACACACCCGCCAGTGTTAGAGGACTGGGAAATTGATCTAACGGCTGTTGGCTCGAGCGCATACACGCAAATGTCAGCTTCTAGCATGACGCTCACTAGTTTCAGGGTTTACTTCCGCGCGACCGCTGGCGGCCCTCTGGTGCTAACACCCGATGCGAGCATGAGTTTCTATGTAAAGCGCGGCAAGATGCAGCTTTACAACCCATGGACCGGCCACATATTGGCCAATTTCCAGCACATGGAACTGGACCTGCGGCGCGTGTTTTCAAGCGACGGTAACGTTTGGGCCTTCGTTCTGGGCAAAACTAATTTGTGATGCAGCGGGCGGCGCGGTGGCGTGGCTTTTCTGGGTTCTGTTGCGGCTATTTGGGCATTGGTCGTATAATTGGGGGCAAAATGAAAATTCGACCTAGCAGCTTTTACGCGCAACCTAATGAATGGGCGGCAAATCAGCTTGGCCACGCCACAGCAGGTATCATAGTCTGCTATTGGCTTTCTTGGGTGTGGCGGGCGTTTACAGGCGAATTACCGCTAGCGATTGCCGCGCTTGGTGTGTGGGCCGCGATTTACCTGCTGATTGAATTGCCACAGCACGGCGGGCTTTGGGATACCATAGAAGATATCCTATGGGCCGTTGGAATTTGCGGGTCAATCGTGATCTGGGCGCGTGGTGTTTTTGCAGAATCCCCGAACGCGTTTGACGCTTTGTTTGCGCCGATGTCCGTCATCTCAACTTTACTGGCAGTTGGGCATTCCATTCGCATATGGCAGGCCCATAAGGAGGGGCGGGATATATGATCCGCGCGCGCAAATCTATCGCCGTATCCGTCATGGTGGGGCTGGACAGCCTGACCGCGCCCGGCGCGTTTCGCCGATATGGCCCGATGTATATCCTATTCGAGGTGCTGCTGCTGATCGTGGCCGCACTGTTTTGGCTGTCAGCATGGCAGCCAGGCGCGGCGTTCAGCCCTGAAACATGGGGCGCGTGGGCCTGCCAGTTTCCCGCACTGCTGTGGGCGGGGTGCATGCTGGCAGGCGGGTGGATCACATCAATGGGGCTGATCCATCCTGCTAATCGCTGGCAAATCATCGTGGGCGGCGCGATACAGACGGCGGTTTTCACCGCCCTGTCATTGTCGGCCACGCTGACGGGCGGGCAGGACGTTGTGGGGGCGGTGGCCTTGATTGTGTTCGTGCCTTTCCACCTGCTGGTGATCACAGGGGCGGTGCGACATGGGGCCAGATGACGTTGCGGGCTGGCTGGCGATAGTCAAGGAAATTGGCCCAGTTTGGGGGGTGCTGTTTCTAGTTGCGGGCACGATGTTTTTTCAGGCCAAACGCCGCGCTGATACACCATCCGAAAGCGCCGAGCCGATCACGCGCAAGGATTTGGAGCAGATCGAGCGGCGTTTGGTTGAGGTCGAAAAGCTGCGGGACACTGTGTTCCACATAGCCGTGGATACCGCCGAAATCAGGGGCCTTATAGAGTTGCAAGCAAGGGATCGGGGAAAGCTATGAACCGCGAGGCATTTTTCAACGAGATACGGCCATTCTTTGGCAGCAGCCTGAATCAGCGGCGCGTCGATGGTATGGCGGCGCTGCTGGACGCGGGGCGCGATTTGTCGCTGCACCATATGGCAAACGTGCTGGCGCAGGTTCGCCGCGAAACGGGCGGCATCATGTATCCGATCAAGGAAACGGTGCTGGCCAGCCATAAGAACCAAGACCCGACTGACGTTGTGGTGAAACAGCGGCTGGAAACGGCGTGGAAAAATGGCAAGCTGCCATGGGTCAAAACCCCCTATTGGCAGGGCTGGCCCGCATGGTTTGGGCGCGGGCAGATACAGATCAGCCATAAATACAACTATGACCTATTCGGCGTCGCCAACCCAGATGACGCGCTGAAACTGGACGTGTCGGCCATGATCGCGGTCAAGGGTATGCGCGATGGCATGTTCCGCGCCAGAGACAAGGCTGGGAAAGACCGCATCAAGCTGGCCGATTTCGATTTTCCTGCCGCGCTGGATTTGCCGCCCAGCCAAAACCCCCGCAGGATTGTGAACGGCAAGGATGGATCAGACGCCGAGGTGGCCAAGTTTCACCGCCAATTCGCCGCCGCGCTGGAAAAGGCTGGTTGGGGTAAGACCAGCCCTGCGCCGCCGCAGACCGTGCCCGCCCCGCAGCCACCGCGCAAGCTGCCGCATAACCCGCTGCCACCTGCCGCGAAGGCCCCGCAAAATGGCCTGCTGGCCAACCTATTCACCGCCCTTGTGGGCATAGTAAGAGGACGCTGATATGGATTTTTCACCTTGGGCGCGGATCGCCCTGCGATATGGCATCGGCTATCTGGCTGGGTCTGAAATTGGCGAAACGCTGGCAATGGACCAAGACGCTGTTGTTGTCGTATCGCTTGCCCTGGGGGCGCTTGTCGAAGGCGTTTATGTCTGGGCCAAGCGTAAGGGCTGGGCCACATGACCCGCCACCTGATCACCGCCGCCCTTGCCGTGGCGTTCTGCGCGGGCCTTGTCTGGTGGGGCATTGGCATTGGCGAGGGGCGGGAAAAGGCGCGCAGTGCGGTGGCGCTGGCGGCGCAGATTGAAACCACGAAAAGGATGATGCGTGATGTGGACACCCTTGCCCAAACGTTTGAAGCTGACCGCGCCGTTTCGGCCGCTGGCGCTGATCGCCTTGCCGCTACTGTTCGCGGGCTGCGCGCGGCCCTTGCAGCCCGTATCGCCCGTGATACCACAGCCGCCGGCGGGGGCGATGGTGGCCCCATCGCGCGGGCACTTGAACAATGCGCAGACCGATATTCAGAACTGGCAGCAGTGGCTGACGGATATGCCAATCAGCTGATCGCGCTGCAAGGCTGGGCGGGTGTGGTTGCACCGCGCGAATAGGCGTGGTATCCCGCTGGTGAGGCGCGGTGGACGAGTCAGGCCCAAGTCACCACGCAAGTGGAATGCGGGAAACCGCATCGCAGGTTCAAATCCTGCCCGCGCCTCTACCCTGCCCGCCGCGCAACGGCCATGATCCAAGAGGCAGGTATTGCGCAGAATGGCGGTAAGCCCGCGTCCACCTGCCTTAGAGCACTATGCCAGAGCTTGCGGGTCTGGCCTGCGCAAATCATCTAGCGCCCTGCCTGCGCTCGGCGTGGAATGTGGGTGTTGCGGGCCGCAGGGGAAACCTTGCGGCCTTTGCTTTTGCGTGGTATTGGAATTGTGTCGGGATAGAGCAGTGGTAGCTCGTCTGGCTCATAACCAGAAGGTCACGGGTTCAAGTCCCGTTCCCGCCCCCAAATCCCTGCGCATGGGGTGATATGCGAACTGATAACCTCAGTGGGGCAGGTATAGCCCCGGCAGCAACAGGGATACTGTAGCAGCCCTGATCGGGGCTAAAGAGAAGGATCGCCACGGGAACCTAGGCCCCCAGCGTAAACCGCCCCTCAAGATCACCATTACCCCCTCGTAGCGTGCTGCGAGTCCTAGGGCCTCTGGCAAAAGCTGGGGGCCTTTGCTTTTTTGATACACAAAACGGCCATTCATCTACCAAAAAGCGGCTTGTCGCACTTTGACGCACCATTTCGCTGATGTCGGCAAAATGGTCAGCGCGCAATAGCCCCCCCATGACTGTCCCCGTGCATAGCAGCGCAGCGCGCGCGGCCATACGGTGTAAAAAAGGAGCGCGCCATGCCACTTGAGATAACCGATCTTCCCGCCATCACTTCTGCTGACGATGCTGACCTTCTGATCGTCTATGACGTGAGCGCACCATCGGCGAAAAGCAAGAAAATCACCAAAGCAAGCCTTCTGTCTGGGTTTGTGAAATCTGGCGATAATTGCACCCTTGGCGATCTTACGGCAGGCTCTGTGGCAGCCGCGACCGGCGCCATCAACACCTTGACGGTCAGCATCGGACTATCGATTGGCGCAAGCCTTAGCCGCATTGGGCGATTTTCTGGCAACGTCACATTTTCCACTTTGGCGGCGGGCGCTGGCGAGACAGTTACAGCGGCACTGACTGGCGCTGTTGCTGGCGATTTTGTCGTGCTCGGTTTGCCCGTCACCCTGCCAGCGGGCTTGATTGTTCGCGGCGATATTGGGGCGTCAAACGTGCTATCGTTGCGGGCTTTCAACGCATCTGGGGCAAGCATTTCTGGCGCATCTTATGCCATCACGGCTGTGACTTTGCGCGTTTCATAATCCAACCGCCATTGAAAACAAACAGTTTTAACCTGATTTGTAATCAGGGGGTCTGCGGTTCAAGTCCGTATGGGGGCACCATTTATCAAGGACTTAGCCGATACCGCAATGGCGGTTTGAAAATGTTGGGAAATCAGGTTCGCCCGATGTTTCCACCGCGCCGCAGGGCAATGACGGTGTTTGGAACGTGGCCATCGTCCCGGCTGTAATGCTGGGTCATTTTCTGGGAAGCGTGCCCTGCCTGCCGCTGCATCTGGCCTAGCGTGGCCCCGCTATTGCTGGCGTGACTGATAGCCCCCGCCCGCGCGTCCATGGCTTTGACCTCAAAGGGCACGCCCGCCAGATCGGCATATTTGCGGAACATGCCTGCCCAATGCCGCTTGTGGAATGGCTTCCCCTTGGCGTCGGTGATTACAGGGCCAACACGGCGTTCACGCGGAATGGCAGCAAGACGGGCACGAATGTCAGGCACAAGGGTAAGGTCAAAATCAAAAGCAACGCCTGTGGAATTTGCTGTCTTGGATGCGACCTTTCTAAGCGTCAACAGGTCTTTGTCGATCATATCCCACGTCAAACCATCGGCCCAGCGTTCCGCGGTCGCCTCTTTGAGCCATTGGCCCCGCACGTCCACGGCGCGAAGGGCAAACCACCACTGGCACAGGAACCCAAGGGCAAAGGCGGCGTTTCCATCGGCATCTGCCTGCGCCACCACAGCGGCAACCTGCCCCTCGGTGATGAAAACCTTGCGCTTTGGCGGTGATTTTATCGTGTATGCCTTCAAGATGGCCTGCGCGCGCCCTGCTTTCTGTGCGTCGATCAGCACCGCATAACTGCACAGCATCCGCAGCATGTTGAACATGCGTGACACATAATCGCGCGAATCGGTGGATCGCAGGCGGCTTTCGGGAAAGCCCTTCTCGATCAGGCGGGCGTTGTGTTCTGCTGTGCGCCGCTTGTGCCCAGCCTCCATAGCGTCCTGCCAGCGCATGAGAGCAACCGCGTCCACGTCCGCAATCATGGTATCACCGATCGCCGCGTCCAGTTTGTCGAGTAATTCGCGGTATCCTGCGGCGGTGTTTGGATTTACGCTCCGATTCATGGGCGAAAACTTATCACCCAGATACCGCGCGATCAGCCAGCGCCAAGAGCCTTCCTTGAGGCGCACTGTGCCCACAGCCTCAAGCATCTGCCGCGTCAGCCTGCGCGCTTCCGCCGCGCGTTCAATATCACGCCCATCACCAACGCGCCCGGCCAAAGGAACCCGCCCAGGTGCATGCCCCATGGCAACACATTTGGCGGTGGGGGCCCAATAGATCAGGTCTTTGGATTTGTTGGTGCATGGGGCGTAAAGCGGATCGCTTTCGTCATATAGTGCGTCTCTAAAGCGCATCGAGATTCTCCCTGTTTATCGTGATTGCCGACTCGCTCTGGCCGCCAGTCACGCGCGGGAGCCATAGGCCGCGAGATCGGAAAAGGTTTGGTCTTGTTTGGGGAATGTGGGGCGGGCGGTCATTTTTTCTTTTCCCATAGGCATCTGCCACCACAGCATGATTTTTTATTTACCCATCCACCATATCGGCAAATCAACGGAAGCCAGCCGTCTAAATAATCACACCACAGACGGTAAAGGATATTGCGGCGGGCGGTCATGTGTGCCTCCCTGATTGTGGCCGTTCCACTGTCTGCAAATAGTTCCAGCGGGCGCGGGCCTGCTTTTTGGTTTTGCCATGGGCCTCGTTGCGGCAAGCCTGTTTATGTCCGCTTTCGTGCGTATACCAATTTGGGCAATTTAGCCAAACTCCAAAGCCTTCGCAGTAATTGCCAGTTTCAGGGTCGAACAACCCTTGGTCATAAAATATGTGTGGGTTCCCGCATTTGCGGCAGGGGGCTAGGCGTCTGGCTCTTCTCATATCAATTTCCCTTCCCTTCCAGCACAAAGCGCATGGCGATTTTCTGTGTGTATCCGCATGATCCGCAGCGGTCAGGAATCGAGTTTCCACCGCGCGCCAAGATTTTCAGGGATTTGCGTTCGGCAGCACGGCGTAACTGGCGGGTTTCATGGTGGACGGTGGCGGGTGTAAGGCCTTTGGCTATCTCGCGCAACGTGGGCGGCGCAATCGGCATATGCCCGTGCTTCGCTGGGTCATAAGGTTCGCGCCGTAAAAACTGTGGATTGTGGGGCAATTCTGGGTGCCAGACATTCGGATCGGCCTTCACCTTTTCAAAGTGCCCATGCCAAGTGCCAGTGTGGCATTCTGAACATGTGGCGCTGGCGTGATCGTCGCCATAGGTTCCCCAATAGTTGCCAAGCGCCGTATTCTCGACGCAGCCGCATTTGGCGCATTTGAATAGGGGCATCACTCACCGCCTTTCCATTTGTCTGCGATCATGGCATACAGCCTTTCGTCATGCTGTGTCCACAGGTGGGACATTTCCAAACTTTTACAACCTTACCCGTGCCGCCAGCAGAAAACGTGCTGGCGTGGGTGTCACTGGGGAAGTCAGGTGCGCCGCCGACATAGGTTTGCGCGGTGGCGATACCGTCGGACATAGGGACGTTACAGCGGTTGCAGGTTGGTTCATCCATCACTCACCGCCTTTGTTGAATACAAAGCAAATTCACCACGGACCGATCCGAAAATGAAATTCGCGAGTCAGAGTAAAACGGACAGTTCTTCAATTCAGGTGCGGTCATGGCTTTGGTTCCTTTGCGTTAAGTTTGCGCCAATCGAAAAACCCAAGCGCGCCCTTGCAGGGCAGAAACGGCACGGGCTGGACGTTGGCGAGGACAAATCCATATGGGCCGAAAAACCACGGGCTTTCGCTTTGCCGGACGCAATCCACGATCTCGGCTGTGGCGATGATGCCGCCTCTTTTTGCCGCATCACTGTGTATCGCCCGCGCCCTACGGCTGTGTGCGAACTGGCGATCAACTGGAAATTGGTCGTCGATAAAATCCATCGTATCGACCCATTCAGTTTCCGTCATGCCCTTCGCAGCATGGATGCAGATCAGCCCGCGATACTTTGTCGCCCACATGCGGTTTTCGATGTCCTTGCCAGCATCGACAATGGCCCACGCCCACGGCTGGCGGATAGTTAAGGCTAGTTTTGGAAGGGCACTCATTCTCCGCCCTCCCGCGATAGGGCGGCGCGCACTTTTTCATTCAGCTGATATTCGTGGCAACCAAGCGCCGTAAGCATCACAGCAATACCGCTGCCGCTTGACCATTCAGGCAAATTCCCGCTTTCATCGTGCAGACTGTTTATCGCCGCGCCGCAGCCAAACCGCAAAGCCGATTCCAACTCCGCAATCCGCGCTGTGCGGCGGGCGATGGTAGCGTCTTTTTCAGACATCTGCCGCATTGCAACACTATACGCGGTTTCAGCCGCAGATTGCTCGGATTCGGCGTTTTGTGCCCTAAACCGCAGTGCGTCACGTTCGGCCTCGGCCTGTTCTGCGCGGGCCTTCATCTGTTCATATGGGCTTAGCCCAGCCGCGCTTGTATCCGCCCCTACACGGGGCTGCGCTACGGTCATGCCGTCAACTTCCGTTTTGCCTTCTTGGTTATTATCAG